GCGCGACCAAGTACACCGACGTGAAGGAGCAGAAGGAGCAACAGGCCGTGACCGACCCCAACGCCTACGCGGTGTGGGGCTATGGCAAGCTGGGCGACGTGGTTTACAGCGGCTCCGCCCTGGCGGCCTCTCTGACCGCCTACACGGACGCGGTGAACGGGGACGTGCCTAACGTCAGCCCCAGCAACAAAACGCTGTCCATCGGCGGCGTGTGCCTGGCCGACGGCACCGAGGTCATGTTGGACCAGACCCAGGCAAACACCATCAACGGCTTCGGCGTGGCTACCTTCCTGAACATGAACGGCTTCCGGCTGTGGGGCAACAACACCGCCTGCTATCCGGGGAACACCGACCCCAAAGACCGGTGGTTGTCCGTCAGGCGGTTCTTCTGCTGGACGGGGAACACGTTCATTTTGACCTACTTCCAGAAGGTGGACGACCCCATGAATCCCCGGCTGATCGAGGCCATTGTGGACAGCGAGAACGTGCGGGGCAACAGCTTCGTGGCGCGGGATATCTGCGCACGGTATGAGATCACATTCGTGGAGGACGAGAACCCCACCACGGACCTGCTCAACGGCAAGATCACCTTCCACCAGTATCTCACCCCCTACGTCCCGGCGGAGGATATCGAGAACATTCTGGAGTTCGACGCGGACGCGCTGAGTGCGCTGTTTAGCTAAGAAGGAGGGAGAAAACCATGATTTCTGATAACTACATCCCGGAAAAAATCAACGAGTACAACGCGTACCTGGACGGCACGAAGATGATCGGCGTAGCCTCCAGCTCCACCCTCCCGGAGGTCAATATGCAGACCTCCACCGTCAGCGGCATGGGCGTCAACGGCGAGATCGACAGCCCCACCCTGGGCCAGTTCGAGAGCATGGAGCAGGAAATCCAGTTCAACACCCTGTACTCCTCTGCCGTGGATATGCTGAACCCGCTGAACGCGGTCAACCTGACGTTCCGGGCGGCCCAGCAGGTCTACGACAAATCCACCGGCGGCGGCTATGCCTTTAAGAGCCTGCGCATCGTGGAGATGGGACGGGTAAAGAAGTTCAACCCCGGCAAGATCGAGAAGAACAACTCCATGGAGGCCACCATTACCCTGGAGCTGACCTACATCCTGGTGGAAGTGGACGACACGGAAATTCTGTGCATCGACAAGCTGAACCAGGTGTACCGGGTCAACGGCGAGGATATGTTGGCCGACGTGCGCGACATGACATGACATCAAAAAAGCGGTTCCCGCTTTTTTGAGGAGGCTGCGGCCTGGTGCAGCGCACTCGCTGCGCTCGCACGTTTCCAGGCCGAGAAGTGTTTTTCCCGACGTACACGCCGCCGGAAAAAACGAATTACATTTTATTCGCGCCTGCGGGCGCGAACTCTGCGAGGCAGGCCGCGCCGGGGGTGCCCGGTGCGGCCTGTCGTCAAATCTGAAAGGAGAATCACCCATGGCTGAAAAGATCGACGCAGCGGCGGAAGTGGAACAGGAGGCGGAGACGGTGGACGAGCGGGCGCACGTGGTCACGCTGAACAAACCCTTTGTGTTTGAAAAGACGGAGATCAAGGAAATTGACCTGGGCGGGCTGGACAACATGACCATCCAGGACGCCATCAGCGTTCAAGCGGAGCTGTTCGGACAGCAGGAGGTGGCAAGCTCCCTTCTGTGCGAGACCACTTCTGCCTTTGCTATGGCTATTGCCTGCCGGGCCAGCGGACTTCCCATCGAGTTTTTCAAGAAGCTGCCTATCGGCGCGGGCCGTCAGGTGAAACGCTATGTGCAGCAGTTTATCCGGCGGACCAATGAGGGCGAGGGAACGGTACTGCGTCTGCAAGCGCCGTACACCTTCCAGGGCGAGGTGTTCCAGGAGTTCGACCTCTCCCCTATCGCCAACATGAGCATGATGCAGGAGAGCGCGGCGGAAAACGTCATGGCGCGGGAGGGGTTCATTATCACGGAAAACTCCTTCAACTACCTGTATGCCTGCGTGATCGCCGGTATGGCGGTGAACAAACCAAAGGAGCTGTTTACCGGGCTTCCCCTGCGGGAGCTGCTGAACCTGAAAGAGGCGGTCAATAACTCGGATTTTTTCGAGTAAAGGGCGGCGTGAAGGGCCTGCGCAAGGCCGCTATTCGGCTGTCTGCCGCCACCATGACGGGGCTGGACTTCTATCTGAATATGCCTATGCGCGAGTTTGTGGAGCTGAACAATGAGGTGGTGAAGGAGTGGCAAGCAACAAAACATTAGACCTGACAATCCGAATTGCCGGGAAGATGGACAAGAGCCTTGTCACCGCCATCAACGGCACCCAAAGCAGTCTGAGCGAACTGGCCCGGACGGTCAGCAAGGTAGGAACGGTGGGACTTGCCGCTATGGGGGCGCTTGCCACCGGCACGGTAAAGGCCCTGGCGGACTGTACCAGCGCGGCCAAGGATTTTGAAAGCCAAATGTCCGACGTGGTGAAGTACGTGAACGGCCTGGCGGACGCCAACGGAAAGATCAGCGACACCACGGCGGAGAACGGCAAGACCTACGCGGAAAACTACGCGGCCATGACCGACGCCATTTTGGACCTGTCCACCCAAATTCCCATGACGGCGGAGGAGCTAACAGAGCTGGCCGCCGCAGCCGGTCAATCGGGCAAGGCCATAGACGACCTTATCCAGACGGACGCCAGCGGGAATATCCAGGGATTTTTGAAGGACGTTGCCATGGTGGGCACGGCTATGGATATCTCGGCGGAGCAGGCGGGCGACTGGGCGGCCAAGTGGGAAAAGTCCCTGAACATGGACCACTCGGAGGTCATGACCCTGTTTGACCAGATCAACTACCTGGGAGCCAACAGCGCCACCACGGCGGCGGAGATCGCGGACGTGGTGAACAGCGCCGCTTCTCTGGCGGAGTTCGCCGGAATGGACGCCGCCTCCACGGCGGCGTTGGCGGACGCTATGCTGGCTATGGGCGTGGATTCCAGCGTGGCGTCAACCAGTATCAGCCGTATGCTGGTGAATATGTCCAAGGGCACCAGCGCAACGGCGGCGCAGAAAGCGGCATACGAGAGCCTGGGCCTGACGGCGGAGAGCGTGGCCGAGGCCATGCAGACAGACGCGCCCAGCACGATCATAGACGTGCTGGAGCGCATCAACAACCTGGACGCCAGCAAGCAGACGGCGGCGCTAAACACCCTGTTTGGACAGTGGGCCATCAAGGGTGCGGCCAAGCTGACCGGCAACATCGACACGTTCATAGACGCGCTGGAAATGGTCAATGACCCGTCGCTCTACACAGGGAGCATGGAGCGGGAATTTATCATCAAGGCCAGCACCAGCGAGGCCGTGGACACCATGATGGCAAATGCGTTCCAGGCTTTGAAAATCGACGTCGGCACCGCGTTCCTACCGGCCAAAAAGGAAATGAGCGTGGCGCTGATCGACTTTATCAACCAGCTGCGGGATATGCCGGAGCTGGGAGAGGTCGCCCAAACGCTGGCCCAGCTATTCAGCCAGGGGGTTTCCTGGGCCGGGGACGCGCTGCAAGAGGCGCTACCCATCATCCAAGAGGCGCTGAACTACCTGCTGAACAACGGGCCGGAGGTAATCGGCATCCTGAAAAGCATGGTGGTGGCCTTTACGGCCATGAAGTTTGCGCCGGGTATCACCAATCTACTGAGCGGCGCGGGAAGTCTGCTGCTGGGAACCGCAAGTGAAACAGGCGGAAAACGGACGGGCGGAATCGCCGGTATGGTTTCTGGCCTGTGGAACGGCGGAAGGAGCGCAACAGCAACGGCGGCGGGCGCTATCACGTCGCTTCCAAGTCTCGTGAGTACCATTTTAGGAACGGCGAAAATAGACGCGCAATTAAGCGGGACAAGCCTTGCGGGGACACTGTACGGCGCAACGCTGGGACAAACAAAGGCGGGCGCTGGAATCGCAAACTATGTCAGCGGGATATCCTCGTCTATCGGCGGACTAGGCAAAGCCGTGGGAAACACGAAGGTGGGGCAGCTTCTAGCGAGTTTTCCGGGAGAGGCTGCCAGCATCATCGGTTCGTCCATTGCCAGCACACCGCAGGCGCAGGCGGTCCAGAATGTACTTGGAAAAGTGGGCGGCGGCGTCAGCGGTGTTGTCGGAAAGGTAGCGGGCGGAGCAAGCGGACTTCTCGGGAAAGCGTCCGGCCTTGTGGGCGGCGTCGTCAGTTCCGCACCGGTACAGGCTATCGGCAGTATCGCCAGCGCCGGAGGCGGCGTTCTCAGCAGCGTGTGGGGGCCGATTGCATCCGGCTTCGGCGGGTTACTCTCCGGGGCGCTCCCCATCGTGGGCGTGATCTCCGCCATTATCGCGGCGGTGAGTCTGTTAGGCGACCACCTGGATGACCTGCGGGGTACTGTCTACCACATTTTCGGACAGGATGGCCTAGAAATGTTTCTGAAATTCCAAACGGGATTGAAGAACATTGGCAAAACGATCTCCGGCCTTTTTGAGGACGGAGGTGTTGCAAAGGCACTCTCTGGATTGAAAAAAACGCTATTCGGAGAATTTGACGACGATGAAGGGTGGATAGGCGGACTTCTGCCGGACACCAACGGCGGACTGCTGGTGGGCGCGTTCGATGGGCTGGTGAGCGTCATCCAGTCCGTCATGGGCGTGGTGGGCCAGTTGGTGAGCTTTGCCACCGGCACGGTCAAGCCCATCATTCAAGAAATTTTCAGTTTCATCACCCAGACAGTGGTGCCGATCATCCTGCAAACCTTCACATCGGCAGCACCATACATTTCCGGCATTATCTCCGGTCTGGGGTCCGCCATTATGACGGCGGCCCAAATCATCGGAACAGCCATTCAAACAGCCCTTCCCATCGTCGAGGGCCTCATTACGGTCATTATGAGCGCGGTTAGCGTAGTCGGCCCGGCGGTGCTGGCAGGAATTTCAGTCGTGGCGCAGGGTATCGCATCGGTGATGGAATCCATTCAGACCATCTTCGGCGGAATCATCGACTTTATCACAGGCGTGTTTACCGGAAACTGGCAGCAGGCGTGGCAGGGGATTCAAGATATCTTCGGCGGCATCTTCGACGGCCTGGTGGCCCTGGTGAAAACGCCGATGAACGCCATCATCACACTTATAAACGGCGTGTTTGACAAAATCGGAAGCATCAAGGTCACGGTGCCGAACTGGAGCATCTTCGGGGACTTGGCGGGGAAGGAATACTCGTTCAGTCTCCCGCACCTGGATATGCTGGCAAAGGGCGGCTTTACCAACGGGCCGAGTATCGCGGGCGAGGCCGGGACGGAGGCGGTGATCTCCTTCCAGAAAAGCGCCCGTGCGCAGAACATTGAGACCTGGAAGCAGGCCGGGCGGATGCTGGGCCTGGGGAACCAGGGAACGGAACTGCTGGACCTCCCGGCGGGAGCCGGGAACGGCCAGGGCTTCACCGTCAACTTCTCGCCCACCATCCAAATCCAGGGCAACGCGGACCGGGACACCGTGGACGCGGCGCTGGTGGAATCGGAGCAGCGGTTTGAGGCGTGGATGGAGCAGAACTTTGAGCGGCTGTACGACCGCATGGCGCGGGAGCGGGGCCGTCGGGCGTATGCCTAAAAGGGGCATAACCGGGGGTCCCCGCCGAAGCCCAGCGCAGCGGGTTCGGTGGGGAGAGGACGAGCAACGGAGTGGAGCGGATGCGCCCCTCCAGACACAGGGGCGCGGAGCGGAAAGGAGTTTGTGAGGACGACGTGGCGACTTATACCACCAAAAGCGGGGATATGTGGGATTCTATCGCCTACTCCCAACTGGGGAGTTCGTCCTACGCGGACGAGCTGATGGAGGCCAACACGCAGTATAAGGACCTGTTTCTGTTCCCCTCCGGCGTGGTGCTGACGCTGCCGGAGATCACCGTGACTGTCAGCAGCCAGCTTCCCCCGTGGAAGCGGAAGGGGTAACGGGGTCCCCTCGAAAGCCCAGCGCAAGCGGGTTTCGTGGGGAGAGGACGAACCCCGGAGCGAGTGAGCTTTGGCCGGAGGCCGAAGCGAAGGATACGGAGGAGGTGAGGACGAGGTGAGTACGAAGGACAAGGCCCGCAGGGCGTCGGTGGAGATCACCTTTGACGGCACGGATATCACCAGCAGCATCAAACCTTACCTCCTGTCACTGACCTACACGGACAGCGAGGAGGACCAGTCGGACAGCCTGGAGATACAGTTACAGGACCGGGAAGGACTGTGGCTGGAAAGCTGGCTTAACGAGGCCGTGGAGGCCACGGCGGCGGCCAAGCTCAGCATGAGCGCCACCATCACCCCGGAGAACTGGGGAGACAACGGGGCGCTGCCGTCCGGGACCTTTGAGGTGGACAGCGTGGAGGCGGACGGCCCGCCCTCCACCGTGACCATCAAGGGGTCCTCCCTGGCCTACGGTTCATCGGTGCGGCAGACCAAGAAAACCAAGGCGTGGGAAAACTACTCCCTATCCGGTATCGCAAAGGAGATCGCGGGGAACGCGGGCCTCACCTGTATGTACGAGGCCAACCGGGACCCAACCTACGACCGGAAGGAGCAGACCAAAAAGAGCGACATTTCCTTTCTGTCCGACCTGTGCCACGACGAGGGTATCAGCCTGAAATGCACAGACGGGCAGTTAGTTTTATTCGACCAATCGGTATATGAGGCCCTGCCGCCGGTCATGACCATTCGGCGGAACAACGGGCGCATCCTGCCAGCGGCCCCGCAAGCCTACGGCGCGTACAGCAAGGCCAGCGATTGCGAGGCATACGAGAGCTATTCCCTGTCCACCGGCGCGGCGGAGACCCAGTACGGGTCCTGCCGGGTGAGCTATCAGGACAGCGCCACGGGCAAGTGCATTGAGGCCACCGCCACGGCGGAGGGGGACGACGGGGACAGCGACCAGGTGCTGGAGATCACGGCGCGGGTGTCCAGCGTGGGCGAGGCCGTGGCCCTGGCGGAAAAGCAGCTGCGGCTACACAACAAGTTCAACCGCTCCGCGTCCTTCACCCTGCCGGGCAACACGCTTTTGGTGGCGGGGGTAACGGTAAAGCTGGAGGACTTCGGCGGCTGGAGCGGAAAGTACATGGTGAAGCAGGCCACCCACACCATCAGCGACAGCGGGTACAGTACCAAAATCGACCTGCGGAAGGTGCTGGGCGACGGCTCCGACAGCTCCGACAGCTCCAGCGAGAGCGCGGCGGCCACGGAGGAGACATCCCAGACCACCTACACCGTGCAATCCGGGGACAGCCTGTGGGCTATCGCCAAGAAGTATTACGGCAGCGGGGCCATGTATACCAAAATCTACGAAGCAAACAAGGACCTGATCGGCGGCAATCCCAATCTGATCTACCCCGGCCAGCAGCTTGTTATCCCGACGTGAGGAGGCGGACCCATGTACGAAAAGGAGACCAGATACCAGGACGACAGCGCCGTACTGTCCACGATGGTGCGGGTGGGCAAGGTGACGGCGGTGGACAACGCAAAGCGCCTGGCCCAGGTATATTTCCAGGATATGAAACTGTCCTCTGGTTGGATTCCGGTACTTATCAACCGGGACTACATCCCGGACTACGATGTGCCGCAGCGGACGGAGTACGCGGGAGGCGGCAGCGGGGACGCGGCCTATGAGAGCCACGCACACGGCCTGACCATCAAGCCGTGGATGCCAAAGGTCAACGACCAGGTGCTATGCCTCTATGAGCCTATCCGGGATGGGCGCGGCTTTGTGCTGGGAGGTGTCCAGGCGTGGCAGTCTTAGGCTACATGGGAAAGAGCGCCAGCGACGGCATTGTGTTCACGGTATCGGACGCGCAAGTGCTGACGCTGGAGAACTTCGAGTGGAGCGGGTCGGCCCGCTACTCCGTCCACAACCGGCACAACTACCACGCGCTGACGGAGTACACGGGCATGGACCCGGATAAGATCACCTTCGATATGACAATGCTGGTGGAACACGGGGTAAACCCCATGGACCAGGTGACCAAGATATGGACCTACGAGCGGGAGGGTATCGCCCTGGCCCTGTGCATCGGTGAGAAGATTTACGGCAAATACCGCTGGAACATCACCAGCCACAGCATGAAAGCCAAGTACACGGACAAGCACGGCAACGTAGCGGGCGCGGTGGTGTCTGTGACGTTACAAGAATATTTAAGCAAATAACGGGGACCCCGCAAAAGCCCAGCGCAAGCGGGTTTTGTGGGGAGAGGACGAACACCGAAATGAGCGAGCTTTCGCCCTTCGGGTGGAAGCGAGGGATATGGAGGCTGTGAGGACGACATGAGTACATACAAGGTTTCCGCGTCGGACGACGCGGCGCTGGAGCTGGGCGCGGCGAACACGGTAAAGTCCGTGATGCAGAATATCAAAATCATCATCACCACCCGGAAAGGGACGGTCCCCACCTACCGAGACTTCGGCGTGGATATGGACTTTCTGGACCTGCCCTTGCCGGGGGCGGAGCAGCGGGCAAGGGTGGCAATCCGGGAGGCCGTGGAACAATGGGAGCCGAGGGCCACGGTAACGGGTATCACCTTTGGCCGGGACGGAGCCAGCGGCAGACTGATACCGACGGTGGAGGTGGAGATCGCCGAACAGTAATACTGTGCGGCGGGGGTCCCCGAAAAATCCGCAGATTTTTTGGGGAGAGGACGAGTGCCGGAATGAGAGAGCTTTCCCGTTTACGGGGAAGCGAAGGATATGGAGGTTACGAGGACGATGAGCAGGGCACAGTACGAATTTATTCCCATGGACCCGGACGAGATCGCCCAATGGCTGACAGAAGCGTATGAGAACCTGACGGGGGTAACAGTCCAGCCGGGTTCCCCGGAGCGGCTGTTTATCCAGTGGGTGACGGCGGCGGTGCTGCATGAACGGGGCCTTGCCAACTGGGCGGCCAACCAAAACCTCCCCAGCCGGGCGGAGGGGGAAAACCTGGACGCCCTGGCGGAGCTGTTCTACACCAAGGCAAGGCCGGAGGCCACGGCGAGTACCTGCACCATGCGCTTCACCATTTCCGAGGCCCAGACCTTTGCGGTGCTTATTCCAGGCGGCACCCGCGTGACAGATACCAGCGCCGCCTGCGTGTGGGAGACGGTGGAGGATGTGTACGTCAAGGCCGGGGACACCTACGCCGACGTGAAAGCCAAATGCCAGACCGTGGGGGCATCCGGCAACGGGTATGTACCGGGGCAGATCAACACACTGGTGGACCTGTTCGCCTATTACCTCTCCTGCGAAAATATCACGGAATCGGACGGCGGCGGAGACCGGGCCACCGACGAGGAATTTTACGAGCTGCTGCGGCTTTCTATGGACGGCTACTCCTGCGCCGGTTCGCGGGGCGGGTACATCTACTTCGCCAAGCAGGTGGACACGTCTATTGCTGACGTGGTGGCCGCCTCCCCTTCGCCGGGGGTGGTGAAGCTGTATGTCCTGATGGACGACGGCACCATAGCCACCGAGGAAATGAAGCAAAAGGTCCTGGACGCCTGCAACGAGGACTTCACGCGGCCATTTACGGACTTTGTTTCCGTGGATGACCCGGAGCAGGTGACGTACAACATCCGCCTGAAATACTACGTCCAATCGGACGCGGAGACGGACGGCGAGGCCCTGGCCCTGGCGGTGACGGAAAAGGTGGGCGAGTACACCGACTGGCAGAGTGCAAAGCTGGGGCGGGATATCAACCCGTCGCGGCTCATTTCCATGCTGATGGAAACGGGCATCAAACGGGTGGAACTGCAAGAGCCGTCCTTCGTTGACCTGAACGACGGGAGCGGGACAGAGGCCCCACAGGTGGCGGTTTTAGGGACCGTGACCATTGAAAGCGGGGGCTACGAGGATGAGTGATTCCAAATTGGCGGCGTTGACGCCGCACGGCATCACGAAAGAAAACCTACTGTTCGTCCTCCCTTCCGCCCTGAAAGCGGATGAATCCACCGAGGCGCTGGGCGAGGCGGCGGCGGAGCTGCTGGCCGGGCGGGTGGACGAGATCGACCGGCTGCGGATAATCTCCAACATCGACGAGCTGCCAGCCGGGGCGCTGGCTATCCTGGCGCGGGATTTCAAAGTGGACTGGTGGGACCCCAACTACACCCTGACCCAGAAGCGGCAGACGGTGAAAGACAGCTGGAAGGTCCACAAGACGCTGGGAACGCGGGGCGCTGTGGAAACGGCACTAAGGGCGGTGTTCCCTGGGGCGCAGGTCAAGGAGTGGTTCCAGTACGGCGGAGAACCGTACTGCTTCCGAGTGGAGATACCGATACCGGAAGATGGCGTAACGGCCCAGCAGCAGCGCCGGATGTTGGAACGGATGCGGTATTACAAAAGCCTCCGGTCCCATCTGGATTGCGTGGAGTACCAGACGGAGACGGAGGGCGCGGCAAGGGCGGCGGCGTTTGTGTCGGCGCGAATGACCGTGGAGGTGTGGCCGGAGCTGGTGACGGCGCTGGAGATCACCGACAGGACCGGAAACGTGGCGGCCAGCAG